ACATGATCAACGAATTTTTCGCACAATTTGTTGATTTTCCCACTGGTAGTATTAACAACCTGATCTTTTTTGTAGACCCTGAGGCTGCTAAGATTAACATTAAAAGCCATGATGGTAACAATTTTGTAGTGTTGCCTTGCGCTGAATAAGGCCGAAAATGGTACGGAGAAAGTATATTCTCTGTACCATTTTTTTTAAATATAAAATTTCTATGTTATTAGTTGAAATCGAATAAGTTTACAAATACATAAAATACTTTATCTGTAGGATTATATACAGACAAAATTTCAACAATACTTGAAGCAATAAATATTGATGGAAAACAAGATCCAACAAATGACTTGATGAAAGCTAAAAATGGAATAAAATTAAGAGGAATTAAACCAATATCTGATAAAGAGCATATACTAGATTCATCATTAGAAAAAGCCTATGAATTTATATATGGAAAAAGTGCTTTATCAATAAAAGGATTTATCCATGAAATTAAAAGTTTGCCTAAAAATATTATTCCCGATGATTTTAAATTAAAACTACAATCATTCATTGAAATAATGTTGCAAAGAGGCATTACAGGAAATGAATTTGTACAAACATTGGATGGAATGTGTAAAAGTAAATTTTTCGGTACAGAAGTAGAGAAAGCATATTTAGGAAGAAGATTCGAACAAAGTGGCAAAAAGCATATTAAAAGAATGATACAATGATAAATTATCTAAAAAAACTAGGAATTAATGCTAAGAAAAATGAAATTTCAATATCTTATGAAACTTGGACAGCATTGAAGATAGGAAAAGTACCTTTAGATGAAATAAGCTTGCTTTCTAGATGGAGGAAATGAATATACAAGAATTGGTGGAGACCTTAAATATATTCATTGGGTATATAATGATGGACATGAAGAAAAAATAAATTTTAAATAATTTAACTTGAATGCAGTAACACAAATATATAGAAATTTTGAAAAAGTTAGAAAAAAAAAGACTAAAAATAGAAAAAAAATTAAAGAGCTTGTAAAAAGCTCCTTTTTATGGTCGAGGTGACAGGGATCGAACCTGCGACCTCATGGTCCATAAGAGTGTTCTTAAATTCTCTTATTTTATCTTAAAACGTTGGTTTTTGGCGTTTTTTCCATTAACAATTTTCAATGTTTTCTATTTGTTTCCAAACTAATGTGATAAAAATGTGATAATTTTTCCACTTAGCTTTTATTTAGTTAATATATAACATTAGTTTATAAAAAAGTCAATATTTTGATTTATATTATTTGCATATTGTATCATTTTTTCTATTTCTCCTAGATTCCAATAATCATTCTTTTTCTCAATTTTACGTTTAAATTCTTGATATGTTCTCTCATCTATTACAATTATTTTTTCCATTTGTTCTTCTCCTTTTTCTTGGAGAAACGCGTTTCTTTTTATGATTAAATTATATATCAAAAATCGGCAATGTCAAGAAAAACCGTTCGACATAAGTGTCCTCTGGGAGTTGCATATTTTCAAATATGTATAAAAATTGTACAATTATAAGATACTAATAAAAGAGGTTTGTTATGATTATATTTAATATCAAAAGAATAAGAGAAAAACAAAATATCAGCATAAGAAAATTGAGTCTATTAACTGGGCTCTCTAGAACATATTTGAGCAATTTAGAAAATAATAAACGTGTTAATCCCACGTTGTCTTCGCTATCCGCTATATCAACTGTGCTTAATGTAAATATAAAAGAACTATTTTATTCTGATATTGAATTAAATAAGCTCAAAGAAGAAATGTATGATAGAATTGATAAATTTGGAATTGATTCTCCTGAGGCCCTTGAAGTCAGTCAAATAATAGATCTATTAATAAATATAGATATGAGGAAGCTATAATGCTCCCTCAATTATTTTTTCTATGTATTTATCTATCTGCATGCTCTGCTCTATTATATCTTCATATCGGCTATTGTTCTTTATCTTTAGTTCAAGCTTTTTTACTTCTTCCATAAGCTTGTCCTCCTTTTTAATATAATAACAGTTTTTCCTTGCAAAGTCTGTCGAAACTTGTAAAATGGCTAAAAATAGCTCAAAAATTTGCGTATGAGAATGAGTTTTAAGGCATTTTAATTATTTAAGAATATAGTTTGTTGTCTAAGATTTAACGCATCCTTTCGCTATAGCGAAAATTGGCATAAAAAAAGAGGTAGGATTGCTCCTACCAAAGTTTATTTGAATAACTTATTGAATGTATTCTTTCCTACTATTCCATCTACAGATAATCCATTTCTTTTTTGAAATTCTTTTACTGCGCTTTCTGTTGCAGGTCCAAATATTCCGTCTGCATCTATTTCGAATGAGTGGCATATTAGCATTGCTTGAATTAAATATGTAATATTACCTTCTGCACCTTTTCTTACATTTATACAAGAATTGTAAGTGTTGGTTCCAAATATTCCATCGACAGCTAAACCTCTATGATATTGTTTATTTAATTCTGTTTGTAGCCCTTTTACAAGTGCTTTCCTTGTCTCGTTTCCATAGATATTATCTACAGCAATATTTAGTTCGTATCTATCATTTAGAGTGGCTTGTATTTCTGCGACGTTGCCTTTTTGAACGTTTTCTTGTGGTTGAGGTATAATTTCATTACTTGTGTCTGATTTTGCAATCTCGTCAAAAGGGAACTTATCTCCCGGGCAACTCGTAGCACAAACATCTTTATGTTTTTGCACTGTTGATATCTTGTACTTATTCTTTAAATATGCAACTAATTCTTTTCCTGCTTCTTTTTGAGCTTCTGGCATATCTTCTTCCATATAATTTCCTTCAAAGCATATTCCTAAAGAATTGTTATTTGAACCATATGCATGTGCTCCCACTTTATCCTCTGGGCGAAGTCTATATACTTTACCATCTTTTTTTACTAAAAAGTGATATCCAGCACCGCTCCAGCCATTATTTAAGTGCCATCTATGAATGTCCTCGGCAGAACAGTTCTTTGCGTCTGCATGATGTAGAATTATTCTTTGTGTTGCCTTTCTTGTCGACATATCTTTAAATTCTAAATTTGTCTCAATTATTTCCATAACTATTTATCCTCCTTATTAATTAGATTCTTAAACATTTCGTATAGACCTGTAGAAGCTAGTCCACTAAACATTCCAGTTAGTATTACTTCTGCATTTATACCGTTTAAGTTCATTAATACATTAATTACTAAACCTAATATTAGCATCATTAGTGGTATGTATTTGTTTGGTATAAAATCAAGGCTATTTTTTATAACGTAGCCTACACATAAACATATTCCTACAACTACTATACTAAAATATTGTGTTAATACTGATATATCCATAATTACAATTTCCTCCTATTATTTTATTTAATAATTAAAGCTATAACAGCACCAACAATCGCACCTACAATAGATAAGATTATTTTGTCTCTTATAGCTTTTTTAACTTCTTTATAGTCTTTTGCTGGCTCATTCTCTATGTTGCCAACTCTTGTGTCTAATTTGTTTACATCTTCTCTCATTAACTTTACTTCCGTTGCAATTTCTTTGATAGAATATGTAAGTTCGTGGATATCTTCGAGTTTGTTATTTATGTCTTTAAATTTGTCATCATGTTCGTCTAATCTTTTTGTATTAGACTTGCTTCTGTCCTCAACCTCTTGAAGCTTGATTATATCTGACTTTTCCATAGATTATTCCTCCGCTTTTTCTTCTGTGCTTGCTGTTGTCTCCTCTATTATGTTGTCAGTTTCTTCTGTATTCTCTGTTGAGCTCTCTGAGTTGTCTGCGTTCCCTGCATTATGTTCATCAGTAGCTTTCTCATATTGCTTGTCTATCGCTTCGCTTATTTCCTTTAAGTCATCTTCTTTTAATATGCCCTTATCAAAATATGCAGAAGCTCCTAGAATAACCTTGTAATCTTCCATTTTTCCAATGGCTTTTAAATAACCAGCCTTTATAAATTCTCTTAAAAATTCCATACCTGTTTCCTCCTTTTATATCTCTATTTCTGCATCTAACATTGCTGTTTGAACTTCATCTAATGCGCTATCTTTATCAACTACATATTCTACTTCAAAATCTGTATCTAGATTTGTTATTAGCTTAAATATGTTTGTTCCTTGCCATAATTCTATAGGAGATATACTTGATAGTTTTATTGTTTGTGGTTCAGCTAATCTAAAATAGACTGGCATGTCTGTTAAAATAGCTCTTGCCTGCTCTTCAGTTGTGTCTGGCTCAAATATAAAGAACACATTTTTGCTATCTGTCATTAAAGCTACTTGCCCTGGTAAAAATGAACCTTGTTGTGGTCTCGATTTAAATTTTGTTGCTAATATATCGCATGTTTTTGTTGAATCATCATATTGGTATATACCATAATTACTAAAATCTATTCCCCAATATGTTCTAGTAGTAGATGATGATTTTTCAACTAATTTCTCACTACCAGTCAAAACAATTTTTTCTATGTTCTTCTTGATTTCTACTTCACCATTTCTATTTACTCTTAATATGTCTTTTACATATCCTGCTTTGGCTAATGTATTGCCATTTAAGTTGATTTCAATTACTTTTGGTTTGTGGTATGGTTCGTAAGTCATGTCTTCATTGTCTATTGTTATTATTAAATCTTCATAAGAAATTTCTGAATTATCTGTACCATACAACCAAACAGCCAAATATTTTTTATCATCTGTGATTTTTGGTATTACAAACGAACTAACTGTATCCGATTTAGTATTTTCTTTCATTACAGTTCGTGATGTTCCATCTAAAGAAGCTAAACCAATAGCAATACTACCACCATCATTAAATTTAGATTTTGCTCTTACTATTTTTCCATCTAAATTTTCTAAATTATCAAATACCCATAATCCAAATCCACTTTTTTTTTCTATTTTGATTCCATTGTTTAAACTTGTAGTATTTAGATTTGAATTTGAATAAGAATACTCTTTAAAATTATCAAACTTATTTTTTCCACTCTGTTTCCACCCAATACTATTTATAGTTTCAATCTCTTGTGAATATTCTGGACTTGGCGATGGTATTCCTCCTGTGTAGGGTTCGTAAGTCATGTCTTCATTATCTATTGTTACTATTACATTTGTATAATCCACATAATCACCAGTAGCTCCCATTCCTCCAGCATTAGTATAAAACCATATTGCCAAATATTTTTGTTCCTCAATTATTTCTGGTACAATAAATGAGATTTCTTGTCCGGTAAAAGAAGAGCTTGCTTTAGCGTTTCTATTCCCCGCTTTGTCGTCACACAATCCTATTTTATACTTACCAGTTAATGCTGAATTAGATTTATATGTTGCCTTCATGCGGACTGTTTTTCCTACGAAATTTGATAAATCCATTATTGAATATACGGTAAAGATTATATCAGAAGTTGTTATAGGGGATGAAACAGATAATCTTACACCTGTAGAAATAGTTTTAGCCAAATTTCCATAATACGCATAATCTTTTAATGTATTATCAAATAAATTCTTTCCTTGTGTTGTCTCTTGATAATTATTTCCCTTTGATTTCAAGCTTACAATTGGCAGCTCTACTGCATTATCGCATATTCCATTCGTTACAATTTTAGTTGGTTGATTATCTATATACTTCTTAATCATTGCTGGATAGTCTCTAAATACGTTATAAGGTGTCTCTAATGCGTTCTTTATTTTCGTTTTTGTTTCATTCAAATAACTTAACTTTTCTGCTGTTGTTTCCATTAGATTACCTCCCCATTTATAAAGTCTAGTACAGTATCTATATCACCAATTTTTCCGTTTATTGTTGCTATTTTCTCTGCATTCTTTTCTATATTTTCATTCTGTGTTGTTTGTTCTTCTTGTATTGCTGTTATAGTTTCATTTGTTGTGCTATCGACTTTTTCTAAACTTTCT